CCCCCACTCCGGGCTGCCCTATTGCACCATCCGCTAACTTGGCAAGCGTGAAATTATCCGACAATTTCTCGTCACCGTTACATACACACCGGAATGTTCTCGTGTAAACACCGGGAGGAAACAACGTGGTGTTACCCGGTGCAACCGAATAAGTCGAGGAGGTCGCCCCGCTTATGTTCGTCCAAGTGCTGCCATTTAAAAATTGCCACTGGTACGACGTCGGCGTGAAATTCCTCGGGAGTGCCATTAAAAGGATGCTTGCCGGGGTTGGGGTACCCGTGTAAGCCGCCTCGTATTTAAACACTTGAGAGGGTGCGGTTATGTCTACTGTTTTGGCTATGGCGTCTTGAATTTTTTCCTCCAACCCCTCAATAACATCAGAGAACTCCCCGTTTTTCGTGAATATTCCCACCCGGTTACTCCCGTTCGGGTCTTTACCCACTCTAATAGCCCATTTTCCCGAGAGCGTGTAACTATCCACCCCGGCGTACATCGTCATCCCAGCATCCTCCGACATCGAGGAAATAACAAGGATCCAAGAGAGATTCGGGTCCGTCCTGTGTCCGAATTGCGCCAGTTCATCCCCCACCTCCGGCACGTCAACACCGTCCCGGTCTGTCTTCGACAAATCAATATAATTCTCCCCAGTATTTGTTACAAGGTTCCAGTAATATTTTTTCTTGCCATCCCCGTACTTGTCACAACGCATCTGCGCCCCGATCGTGCAAGTGTTAACCTGTCCCTCGGATGTATCCATGTAGCAACGCCAGTAATCGCCATATTCCTCCACCTTGTTGACCTTCATTCCTGATGGAGAATACACGTCTTGCCCTCCACGCCAAAATACCTGTGCAATGGCGAGTGCCATCACCTCCATGTAATTCCGTACCGTCAGTTTCCCGGTAGTGAAATCTTCCGTCCCAACCATGCCCGTGCCAGCACCAAGAACACCGGGAATGAAATCCGCCGTTTTGAAACCTTCCCGAAGGATTAGTTTACGGAACTCCGCGTCACCCATGGCGTCTATTATCCATCCTTTCACCTTGGTTTCGAATTCTGTAGATTTAAGACTCTTAAATTTCACATCATCGAAAGTACGAAGTGCTTGATTAAACCAGTCTTCCCAAGCGTGTTCATTAAATAGTTTTGAATCGGGTACTTGTTTAACAGTTTTGATTACTTTCAATAAGTCATCCCATACAGTTGCATTACCATCAGCCATTTCTCTGTTGCGGGTTACTGCTGGACGAAGTTTTCCCCGAGTTTCTCCAATTTCGAGAGAGCCTATTATTTTTTGATTTCCAACAAACTCGTTATCTGCCGTTAATTTAGCGAAATTACTTAAATCAACGAAATCATTAATGTCTACATTTACGTTTACAGAAACTTCGATTTCATGTTTTTCCCAGTCAAAGCCGTTCCAGTAGATTACTGCGAGGGGACTGTTTATAACAAGATCTCCGAAATGAGGGTAATTCCCTTTCTTTGTTGCCAGGTAAAAACATTTGATAGCCGGGGATTGTTCCGGTATAGTCTCGGGTGTGGTGATGCCTAAAAATACGTTCGCACCGATTCCGGCCAGCGTGTCAACAAGAGTTTTTAGGATACGATTATGTTCCGCGGCGTCGATTTTCTCTTCGGACGGTAATCGACGATGAATATAGTCGATCAATTGTTTTAATTCTTCCAGGCTAGTCATAATCTTCATTATAATCGTTATCTGAATAAGATTCGCTTGCACCAACAGAAAGGAATATCAAGTCTTTTTCAAAGGCTGGGGAATACTTGAACGTGAATGATTGAAGATCTTCCTTGTCGTTAGCAATATCAAAAGTTCCTTTGTCTATATTGATAGCGATGAAAGATTTTTTCCCCACGAGGAACACGGTTTCACTGATGGCCATTTCCTTGCATACTTCTGCTAATTTTCGGCTGATATATCCGGTCGAGGCCTCGAAAATATTCGTGTACCCGGATACGAATGTCGTGATGTTGTAACTATTTGCCTTGTAATCCATGGGCAGGTATTTTTGGAAGGCTTCTCGTTCCACTTTTAGTGAATCGGATTGATATTCCGTGATTATGGTATCAATACCCCCGAGTAGATTTCCAAACAAGAAACAACGATTTGCCGGGTTGCCGGGAAACACGTTAAATGTTATTTTCTTGAAAGCGATCTCGTGAGAAGAATTTTCAACCCATATAGTGTAAGAAACAAGTGAAATACCTGTTTTCGCGAGGTTCAAGTGTTTCAAGCCAGACGGGATGGCGAACACGTTGTATTCCGTGACAGAGGTGAAAGTATGCAAGTCTATCGTGTTTTCAGTTCCATCCGAATACCGGGCAGATAGTTTTGTCGTGTAAGTGTCCGGAAACAGGGTTAATACCACGAGATAATGAATTTCCCCGGGGTGGGTGTCGATTGTTTCCGGGCGATGAGACAAGTAGTTTTTGCCTTGAATAATGTAATCCTCGATTGTTTCGAGGGGATAATTATAGAAATTCAAGCGACACTTCATTGCAGTTAAAATACTCGTTTCTTTCATCGCTGATTGATTCCCATAGTATTCCGAGAATAGGACCTTGTAACGAAGCGTGGATTTTAAAAGACGGGTAACCCGGGAATCCTCGAAAGCCGGTAGCTCTGTTTGCATTCTCCGGTGAATGATAGTGCTAACGTCCAAATCTGCCACACCTGTTTCATCGGGATCCAGATTCATGACGGGCAAGGCGTGAAAAATCCCGCTGTCCGGAACCGTTTCGATTTGAATTTGGGCAGTGAGTCGATGCCCGGAAATGGCGTAGTTCCCCGCCCGAACTTTGAAGTTCATGGGATTCCCGGAAGGGGCTAGTTTAGCCGGTATTTTTAATAATTCTACTCCCATACTGATAGATCCTCTACGATTTTTGTTCTTAACGTGAAGGTGTAACGGCAAAACACGATTCCATGAACTGGGTTCGCGAAATGAATACCTTCGATGGAAGACAGGTCGAAAGTGGTGAGCAAGGGGTGACGCTCTTTCTTGTCTTTCGCGATTTTCATGATGAACTGGTCCCCGATCGTTTCGAGGTGATCAAGGGTTTGTGTTCTTTCCTCCGCGTTATTGATATTGCAGGGAAGCACTATATTGAACCCACCTGTCCGGTTTTTTAACACGTTGTCAGGAGAGGAGCCGGAAAAGTCGAAGTCAAATCCCTCTAGCACGAGGGCCGGGTAACACGCGAACATGGCGTTTGAAAGAAGTTCATCTAACTCGTAACGTTTGAATTCTTTTATTTCCTTGTGCTTTTGTGCCAAGTCTTGGAAATAGTTCGCTATATCAGAATATTCCTGTTTCATTTTCTTCCCTCCTTGATTTTTTTCGTTATGAACCTGAAGACGGCGTTCACGGGAACTTCGGCGTATTTATCCCGGTCTTTTAAATCGTCCCCGACAATATTGTCGAACACGTCAAGCCAGGAAGAATCGTGACTTTTTCTCGTGTTAGAGTGTTTCGGGAAAACGAGGGGGTAACGTTCCGTGATCCATTTCCTGATAAGCCCGTAGTTTAAGGAGATAGCCTCTAGTGTCTTTTTGTCGAGTTTTCTTATCTTGTCTATGTTAGCGTCTGCTGTTATCTTGTTGAAACCGGTTTTAGGAGAATACAGGTAAGATACAAGTTTACATAGTGTTTCGAAACGTGGATCAACGGCGTAACTCATGTAAAAAGTATCCACGTAAACGAACTGCATGAATGGCATTTCTTGTAGTTTGGGGTTCGGGGAATGAAGGATTCCCGCGGACGGGATTCGCAGGGTAGTTAAAGAGAAAGATGAGACTTTTTGATCTCGTTTTATGAAATCAAAAAGGTTGGCCAGCTCGTGGATCTGCAATAATGATAACCGTTTCACGATTCGCTTGGGTATATCTAGCATGACGGCAAGTAATTCATGATCATCCGGGCGAGATGTTAAGGCAAGGAATTGTCTTGGTGTCATCTCGGACCAACATGACGGGAAAGTCGTTTCAATGCTCTTTTCCCGGAACCAATGATGATATGTTATCTTGATGTTGTTCATGATATTTTGGTTTATATCCAAATAGTTTTCTTGTTCTTGTTATCCCTAGCGAACACGTTAATGTTTTCCGATACCCCGGAAACTTCTTTCGTGAGATGATCCATGTACCGTGAGGCGAGTTCTCGATATCGTGTGACCAAGGCATCGCTTGTCTCTTTCGATAACGGGTTTCTCTCGATAATTCCGTCCGCGGGAATCTTGTTTTCAAGCCAGACCCCCGTTTCATCAATATTCACCCCCGAATCCTCGATGGCGTAAGCCACGGCAAGGTAAACCACGATCGGGCGAATCAGTTGTAAAAGGTTGGTATCTTGCAAGACCGTCTCGTTTATGGTGATGATGGGAGAGATGTCCAGGTCGATAGCCCGGTGGATGAATGGTTGAAGGTGTTTGAAAACGACGTGTGATATTGTTTTGTAAAATTTCGAGAACACGAAACGATCCGGTATCACTTCGTGTTGCCCGGAAATGTAATAGTCTGATGTTTCGAATTCAGGGAAACGTTCCCGGTTCTTCATGAAATATTCCACGATAACATCAAGCTGATCGAAACCGTTACGCCGGAATATCTTTTTCAAGTCTTCTTCTTGGTACTTGTACAAGGAACTCGTGTTTTCCCCGCTGATTCGAGTGAAACCACCCGGGAGAAGTTGCGTGTTTAGCAAGGTAAAATTCATGTAAACCATGATATTGGCCACGGCTTTCCTGCACATTTTGATCTCTTCGTTGTACGTTCCCATGTCTTTCGTTAGACGTTCGTGTAGAGCCGTGCCAAGGAGTGGGGTGAGAAAATGTTTTTCCGTGTCTTCCAGTAACGGGATTACTCGTTCAAGATCGTAGTTCGAGGCGAACGGGAGGAATTCTTGAATTTCCCGTAAAAGGGTCGTTTTATCTGTCGAGAAAATCATGATATTACTTTTTGCGTGCCGGAACCGGTGTCCAGCGTGGTTAGTATCGTGTTTCTAAATCTCAATTGGATGTCTTTAATACCGTTAAATTGTAACATGGTTTCGATAGGATCCAGTATATTTTGCCTGTCAAGCCATGCCATGGCCACGTTCACAAGAAATGCTTCCCGGATGTTGCTTCCGCCTTGATTTCCCGCGTAGGTCCCGCCCGGCATCCCGGCACCGAGAACGTTCGGGTTTACCATGAGCGAGAACAATATCTCGGAGTTTGCCGCGGCTGAGGTTAATAGTTTATCATCTGCCTTGTATTTGTTGTCCAGTGGTTCGATAATCCATTGCTCCTCGGGTTTCCCGTTTGTGCCGATCGTGTAATGCGTGAAAATAGCCTTGTTGGCGTTTGCCGAGTCGGTTAAACTCTCCTCGATCAGATCCATTTCTTCTTGGATTTTTTGTTGGCGGATTGATTTATCCGGGTAATCTGCTACTGGGAATCGTTTATCCCAGTAAGCGTATGGAATTTTCACGTGCCACATCCAGGTGATTTGATTCTCGTATGCTTTCGCGAGGAAGGCGGGGATTTTATTTGCCACGTCTATCCAACCCGCTAATTTTGCTGACCACCACGAAGGTAAAGGGTAAATGTCATCGTTATCCCATTCGTCTCGAAGAGGGTAAATGAAAGATTTACCTTTTAATTTGCCTTCATACCGGAGGATTTCGAGATCCGCCAAGGGGTCATAGTTATCGAGTACCGGGTAAACTTCCATGTTGCGAGAGTTTACATCAGGCCATTCTCCGGAAACAATACAATGTTTTATTTGACCATTCTCGGGTTTGGTTAGTCTGGAATGAAGGGCGTTAATGGTATTTATTCCGACGATTTTGCTACCGTCTTGATTGGGGATAAGTTGTGGAAAGGATATCCCGAATTTCAAGATATCCCGGTAACTGTTGGCAAGATAACGGCGGATCATGCGGGATTGCATGAGGTTGATGATCTCGGGATGATTGACAACTTCGAGTTTCTCGTTCCCTTTTTCATCGTAACCACTGACACGACAAGGGAATATTCCTTGACCGAGAACAACCTTGTGTATGAATTTTAACCCGGTGTTTAAAACTCCCGTCCGGCTGATAACTTTAGAGGCTTCTTGCGGGAAGTTATTCCCGGATGCCCAAGAACAACACACGTGTTCCCCGATAGTGACTGTATTATCAACGTCTTGAATT